CATTTCCTGCCATTAACGAGTTTCCCCGAACTTTATAATCACCAAATCCACTAATAAACTTAGCGGCTTGATACACCATAGGTGCATACTCTCCCACCAAGGATCCGACGGCTTTTGATTGCATTCTTCTTTGCATTATTTTCTTCGTCGCTGCATCTGAAGGTAAATTCATACCTGACACACTCCGGCTTCTTTGCCTTTTTCCTACTTTCTTTGTCTTCCTTGGGATCTTACGTCTATTATCATTTCTTCTTTGCATAAAGATTAACAGAACTGTTTGGTTTGTTTGCTTGCTGATAATTATTTCCAAAAACAGAACCGAAACCGGGTAAAACCGGAAAAGTATAACGACTCGCATAATGAATCGCGTCTTTGGGTGCGTACATAAGTACCAGCGGGTGATCAATTGGACCAGGTTCCAACTTTTTATCATAAAATCCTCCAATATCAATTGGTGTTCTACACTTATTCCAAATTTTCTTTCCATGGCTAATCTCGTATTCATAAATTCCTTTCGAGGTGGTAGCCCATGTTCATGAAAATGTGTAATTGCTTCCATCGTTTTAACACGTTCGTAATTATTCATTAAACTATTAACTTTTGGGGCATATCGACGCGTAACTCGTTCCCCATATCGTGCTAAACTATCTAATATTGGACAATTCGTATATTGATGCAACATTGACAGTGCTTTCGCCCTTAATAGTCCCATCAATTTCTTCTCTTTCGCATCTTTATATTGTCGCGTTGTCCAACAAAATTTTAACATAGCTCTCATTGGATCAGTTATATTCACATAATCTGTTGTGTCACACAATATACCACAGAAACTTGACAATGCCAAGTCCGACACAACTTCCAATTTTATTACCAATCCCAATTCCAAATAATCAGATGGGGTTGGAGGTGTTCCATAAAATGAGAACACTCCATCATCTCCTTCAACTGCATACTTAAACGACCGCCATTTAAACTTGTCTGCAAAATATAATCCCACTAATTTATTTGAAAACCCATTTCCCAATGAGGTACACATTTCCCCACTCATCCTTGTTGCTATTATCCATAAAATGAAATCTTTAAAACAACATTTATTTATTCCCGTCATTGCTTTTTCAACTGTTTGATACCACTCTGGTCCCTGATCTAATGACCTAGACATCCACTCATACAATGGCATTTCGACCGACAACATAAATTGTTTTGTAAACGATGCCTCAAAATATTTAAAATCCGTAATTAAGTGGATTGCCCCAGATTGATACACCTCTTGCATTAATTGCTTAGGTCGTTGAGCGACCGGAGTATATTTGACAAATCCTCGGGTGGTTCCGAAAATATGAACCTCAATGGCATGAAAAATTCCCCCAACCATACACTTAAAGAGGTCTGTACGGCTGTTGATAATTCGGGGATACTTGTATTCTGTAGTAGGTTCGTCTTTAACAAATGAGAGGACTCGGCTGAATCGATTTCCGACCACATTCCCAGAAGAGAGGTACCCAAGCCAACGATTCCACGTTTCAATAAGCTGACGCTTGCGAGCGTCACTGTAAGGAGCATTTTTGATCCATGTTTCAAAAGATACATCAGTTGTCGCATCAAGAGGCGTAACAGAGGCATGAAGCCACGACACAACAAACCGGCGGAGCGACCTAAGACTCCTCCAATTGGCGGCAGCAGCCAATCGCGCAAACCTGTAAGTAGCGCCATCAAGTCTGTTCGTAAATTCGACCCCGTCAGGAACTGGTAGAGCAGCTGTGTATAAACAGATAGGTAACGCCACACGCACGTAAATATGAGGAGTAATATGAGCATGGCGACGTAACCCAACAATTGTCGACCGAAACTTGGTCTGAGGTTTGATGGGCCCAAAATCTGG